CTTTAAGTAATTCAGCATTAAATAATTTAGGGTTGTTCATCCAACCTGTTATACTAACACCTAATAATGCCTCTCTTTCAAATATTTTTCTACTAGTTTCACCTAAATAAGGGAAATTAGTATAACCCGCTTGTAAAGTACCTAATGTTGAAGCATCTTTACATGCTTTAAAGAATTTTTCTTTTGTTGTACATTTTTCAGCATTAATTTCTGTTAAATTACAACCTTGAATTCCAAATTTATCATTATTAGTTTTAGTGAATTCCTCAATATCATCATAATGAATTTTTGAAAAATCAACATTCATTAATACAGGTATCTTTAAAATCTCAAAACATGGGTTGAACATATCAAACCAACTATTAGCAAAAACGAATCCAATATCATTTGCACCATCGTTTAATTTAACCAAGTATTCAAATTGTTCTCTTTTAACTTCACTTCTCAATAATAACACTGAATTATTACTTCTACCTCTTTGTGGGTTTTCAACTCTCCAATTACCTGTTTTTGCGTGAATCATTTCATCGTCGTTTGGATCTACGATCATATTCAAAGCTGAACGACGAACACCTCCAGATAACACAGCGTCTGCCGAATGACAAATAATATCAAAAGCTAATATAGGTCTAATTTCATTACCTTCTTTTTCAATCCATCTTTCAATTAATTGTTCTATTTTTTCCAAAGACTGTTTTAAACCTTCGGGACCAGGTGCTTTAAATCCACCACTAATAAAAGAACCTTTCTCTCTAATTTGAGAATAATCAAATTTAACTTCATAACCTGCGAACTCAGGAAAAGGTTGTCTGTCCACAAAGTAAGAAGACATTAACACCCCTAAAGCATCTGACCATCCTTCGATACTATCGTTGATAACGAATGTTTTAGTACCGTTTAATCTTTTCTGAATTCTACTCAAATTCTTAACAAATGGTTTTAATAATCCACCACCAAATCCACATCCGGATAAAGCTAAGTAAAAAATTTCTTGGAAGACTCTGTTTCTGGCAATGTGACCTGACGTACAATTAAACATTCTTGTGTTATGTTTCATTATTTGTTCGTGACGATACTGTAAGTTTCTTTGTGAAGCTAAAACCAATTGGTCTTTCATACTTTCAAGTGCCGAATTGAAATATGGTAATAACTCATCTGTATATTTTTTATACTTTTTTCTGTGTCCATCCATGATGTTATCACATGCGTCTTCCCATGTTTCGTACCTTCCTTTTTCTTCTAACCATTTAAAATAATCTGAATGTAACTTTAAGTCACTCAGAAATTTTTTACCTTTCTGCATTTTTTTCTAATTTATGTTTATGTTTATTATTTTTTTGACATCTCTTGTCTTCTTTGAAAAGCTTCTTTTGCTCTATTTCTTTCCTTCTCAATTTTTTGTTCTTCATGACCAAGTAATGTATTTTGAGATTCGGTATCGATAATCAAATATTCATTATCAAATCTACAATTTTGGAAAATAACACCATCAGCCCCAATACGTGATTTTAATAAAGTTAATGTTGCCAATTTATGTTCTTTCTGTTCTATTGTTTTTCCGATCGATATAATTACATGACCTATTTGGGCTTTTTTAATTGATCCACCCATTTGATCTGTTGTTACAACTTCAGAAGAAATAGAATTACGATTACCTTGTGTTGCGGTCCAAATGGCTATATCAAATTCAGTTGTCATCGCCTCTAAACTTCTCATTATTGAACCCTCACCTTTCCATTCTTCACCATCAGTAGATCTTTCAGGTGATAAACAATCAACATAGTCTATTATCAATAAATCTATGTTAAATCCTTCATTTTTGAATTTTCTAATTTTTGATTTTATTTCTGATATACTAACAGAATCACTTGGTAATTTTAAGATTTTAATTTCACCATTGGTATTTTTATTTACATCATTTACTTTTTCAATTACTTCAGATTCACGATCAGGTTGATCATCTGGCGCAATACCTGTCCATATAGTATAATGTTTTCTTTTTACACTATTAACATTATCTTCGAAAATTATTTGTAAAACATTAAAACCATATATAAATGAAGTGTTCGCAATTTTTGTTAAGATTGTTGTTTTACCTGTACCTGTAGGAGCCAATACAACCCCTAATTCACCTCTACCTAATCCACCTTTTAATAAATTATCAATTCCATTTATACCTGTCGGTAATGGATGTCTATAGTCTTTTTTAAGAGCATCTTCTATATTATCAAAAACATCCACAGCATCTTCGTTACTAATACCAACTTGTAAAGCTTTTTGGATAATTTGTTCAATTTTATTATATGATTCAAATTCTCCATTTTCAATTATTGTCGATACTTTCTTTAATTCTCTTTTTAAATTTTGTTGTTTACAGAATCTTAAAGCGGTATCTTGAACATATGAAGTATCTTGATCACTTTCTTTTATATTGTTTAAAGTATCTAAATGTATTTTACCTGTTTCATTAGTAGTATTTTCGGCCATTATTTTTTGACCTAATGTATTATAATCGGGAATTTTATTGTATGTAACATATAATTCTTTTAAATTTTCCATGATATATTTAAAAGAATTATTATCAAAATACTTACTATCGATTACATCTATAATTGTTTCTCCATATTTTTTATCCTCTATAATTGATTTAATCAGTGATTGTTGAAATGATGATCCTAAGTGCCCAAAGTTTTTTTCTTTCATAATAATTTTTATTAAAGTTCGTATTGTAAATAAGTTGTTTCTGGTTGTGACATTGACAAAATTTCAGTCAAATCTGACAAAATTTCTTTAAGTCTTGGTCTAATATCAACCGTGTACCTAACCTTTGGGTGATAATAGTGAGCCGGAAACGTTCTTTGAATAAATACATCGTCACCCAACTTAATTTGTAGTAAAAAATATTCTTCCACCTTCTCATTTACATCTTCCACATTATCGGAATTCAAAAAATAATTTTGATTTTCACACAGATAATCGGAACTTTTTATTTTTAAATCTTCAGAAATTTTATCCGAAATTTCTTTTACATAGTAATGTAAATCCATTGATTGTCTTGTTTTAGGATTGTGATCCTTTACATTAAAAAACCTTTGGCAGATAATGTTTTTTTCGAGTGTTAATAAAAACTCAAATTTTGTGATTTCTTGATTGTTAATCATTGTTTTTAATTTTAATTATTCTTTTATTTTTTTCTTTTCTGGTTAATCTTAGGAATGGATTAAAGAATACGGTCCAAGCGTCGTCTCTTTTTGGTAAAACCTGAAATAGACCATCTTCCATCATCATTTTTATTGTGTTTTTATATGATCTACCTTCAGGATCTAATGTCCCATTAATTAATGATTGTATGTCTTCGATTGATTCTTCGGTTAAGAATGGTTGATCTAAACTAACTACCTTGGTAGTTAATTCATAAAATTCTTCTTCTAAGATACCTTTTTTAGTTACCCCACCCAATAGATTTAATATTACCTTGTTGGTCTTATCATTTTCAAATAGAGTGTTGGTTTTTTCTCTAATTTCTTCTATTGTCAATGGAGTGTGTTTGATCTCAGGAAATATAGATAATAATCTTTTAATTCCGAAATTTCTGATACCGAAAATATTATCAGACGAGTCACCACATAAAATTTTGGCAATCTTTACATTTTTAATGTGAATTTCTTCCTTTAGATAAAAAATTGTATCATTTTCTCTGTATAACTTACCGTGACTTGGATTAAAAATTATTGTATTATCGGAAACTAATTGTGTTAAATCACCATCTGATGAATAAATAATTTTATTTTCTTTTGGGGAGTTTTGAACATAGTATGCAATACAATCATCTGTTTCACAATAATCATATTCACCTTGTCTAACATATACCTCTTCAAGATACTGTTTTATTCTATTCCTTTGATAGTTGTACGAACCTATTTCCTCTTCGGATTTTAGTCTAGATCTTCTATTGTCTTTGTATCCTTCATAAATTCGTTTACGTTGAATAGAACCTTCGTGTCCATCCCAAAAAACGACAATCTTGTCTAAATTATAGACCTCAAAAGATTTTCTAAGAGTATTAAGAAAATGGTAAATACCTCCGATATGTTGACCCTTATAGAAGTAATTTTTAACACCGTAAAAACCAATCGTAAGTAAATTGTCCCCATCAACAATGAGTGTTGACATTAAAATTTGTATTATTGGTTAAAAAATATTGTTACCCCTCAATTTCTTCTTCATCACTATATGAAGTTGACTCTACTAAATCAAAATCACCACCTAATTTTTGTGACCAAAATTCAGAATATTTTTTCTTATATTCTTCTTCAGCTTCTTTAGTATCAGGAATATATCCGTTATGTACTGCAATAATCTTACCATCCTTATACGTAAGACCGTTTACGTGATTTTTAATAATAGAAATTTTAGTTCTAATGGCATATGCGATTTTTCTTCCATCTTTTCTTGCTTCAATAGGATTGATACCTGCTTTCTTTTGATTACCAAATAAGAAAATTAATGAAGACGCCAACCATAATGCTTCACCACCTTTTGCCTTAATTTCTGGTTGTCCAAATGGGTTATCCGGTAAGTCGACCCATGGTTGATTAACAACAACCATCGTATTAATTAATGGGTTGTTTGCGGTTGGGTAATCTTCTTTTTTAGATTTAGAAATTCTTGAATGAATACCCATACCAATTTTATCAGATAATGCGGCTGCGTTATGCATTTTACCACCCTTCCCTTCAAAAGTCATTTTACATGGAATAGAACCAACAGAATCCCATAAAAATAATATTGATCTATCAATTTCACCTTTTTCTTGTGCGTCTAATATTTCATTAATAAAATCAGTTGCTTGTTCAATATATTCAAAACTATCATTAAAAATGAAATCACCATCCCACTCACCATTACTATCTTTTTCGGCCTGTAACCCCAATTCAACAGCGTGATCCCAACTCCATTTTTTTTCTGTTATAATAAAAACAGGTAAATGACCTTTTTTCTGAGCATCAGCCGCAGCCAACACTAACGCAGTTGTTTTAGATGAATTTGAATGTCCTAAAAACATATTAATTCCTCCCATTACAGGACCAGGCAATCCACATGCATTTAGAAACGCGTCACCACAATAGTAAAAATTTGTTTCTTTATATTTTGTTTTTGATGAAAATTTTTCTTTATAATTGAATTCTTTTTTCTTAATTGACTTGGCCATTATATGTATATTAAAATATTATTATTAAAAAAGAACATAGACACTATGTCTATGTTTGTGTCTATGTTCTTATTGGTTTAGAACGGTAAATCACTATCTACCTCATCATCTTGTGTATCTTGGGTTGTATGTGTGTTACCAATATTTGTTTCTTGTGTTGAATTGGAAACCCACTTTTTTGAATCTGAATCCCATTTTGGGACTTCTCCATTTGCAACCATTTCAAGATATTCAAATGGTTTTTTAGAATAAACATCTGTCCATACCAAATCATCCTCTAACCATTCTTTTGATAATTCAGCATCTGTACTAAGTGGTCCCGAATCTTCAGGAATAATTGAACTTATTGATGTATATTCTTTACCATTACCTGATTTTGTTAAAGATAAAGTAAGGATTAAATCACGACCCTTTTCAGAATCTGTAATATCACCTTTATTTCTCCAAATAGGAACGATTTTATCTAAAACCCCTTCTCCTTTTGTGTTATGTTTAAATCTCCAAAACTTAACTCCATCTTGTTCGTTTTCTCTATCGATTACTTTTACAATATAAAACTTTTTTGATCTATATTGTCTAGCCAATTCTTTATCTGAAGGATCTCCGGACATAACTAACCCTTCGGCGACTTCATTCAAAGGTGATCTACCACCTTCTTGTGCTGGATCGTATAATTTAACCCATTTTCCGTCAACTTGAATTTCGTGAAATTTAACCTCAATAAATGGTGAAGACCCATCCTTTGTTGGAAGAATTCGAATTCTTTTTTCTTGTGTTTTAACTCCTTTTGGTAAAATAGTAGTAAAATACTTTTTCATTCTCTCTTCTTGTGAGACTTTGTTTACGTTGCCACCTGTGGCTTGTTTGTTTTTTTCGTACTGTGCGAGTACTGAATCTAATGCTGACATGTTTAAAAATTTAAATGTTTATAAAATGATTATGATAAAATATAAATAAAAAAAACCAGATTAAAAAATCTGGTTTAATTTTTTTTAAAAAATATCTTTTTATTTATTCCTGTGTTAGTAAATATGACAATTTGTACATTTCCCCTAAAATTTCATCTCTAATATTTAACAAATTAGTATCTGTTTGGTCAAGTTCTTTTGTAAAATTAACCAATCCATTTGTTACCGCACTTATAAAGTTATTCACATCTAACTCATTCAAATTTAATAACTCTATTTTTTTAGTTTCTTCATCTAAAATAAATCTACCATATTTACCCATTGCCTGCTCGACATACTCATCTATTAAATCATTTATTTTATTATATGTGTCACCAAAAGCAGAATGTCTTGCATGGCCCTTAGTTTGCCAATGATTT